TTCTTTGCCTGTGTCATCGGTAAAAGGAAAACATACAGGGGTCATGTTTTATACCTCGCTTTCATCGTTTACGAAAAATGCAAATCTGCCGTCAGTGGTATAGCCGAAAGAATACTTTGCCGCGCCAGCATAGCCCGCCGCTTCGTCGGCGTAGGTCTTGGCCTGCTGCATCAACTTGTCCGCAGCGTCCTTGCTCTGGGCGGCCTGCGTGGCCTGCTGGGTGGCGGCGTTCTGTGCTGTTTTGGCAACATCACGGGCGGCAACAGAGGTTGCCGCAGCGTCAGACGCTTCCTTCGCGCTGTCAATGATGGATTCCACGGCTTCAAGGGCAGTGTTCTTGCCTTGATCGACCTGCTCGGCAGCGTTCTTTACATCGGCGGTGGCATTGGCAGCGACCTTTGCGTTGTTTGCAACCTGCACGGCCATAGCCTGCAAATGTGCCACAAGATCAGCGCCGCCGATGTCCTCAACGGGGGCTTCGGCGTTTTCCTTGGCAATACCCGTGCCCATTTCGCTGTGCCATTCATGCAGTGACACGCCGCTGTCATCAACTTCGATACCGCACACATTGAAATGCAGCTTGCCTTTGCGCGCCATTGCGGCGGGGCTGGGTGTCCAGTCCATTTCAATGCAACCATCAGATGTAAGCGTGGTGATGTCGATGGGGTCGGAGAACGGCCCGCCGCCGCCATTGTTACCAACGACGCGCCAAACAAAATTTTGGGACAGGTCAAGGCCGCTGGCGGTTACATGGCCATTGATGCGGATGCGCTTTGTTTCAACGTTTTTATCGCCAGCAACGCCGAACAATTCCTGCCCGGTGGGAATAGTGATTGCACGGGTCAAGACATCAATCGTGATAAGTTCTGCCATGGTTCATCCCTTTCTTAGTAATACAGCAGGGTGATATTTCGTATAGGAGTGCCGCCCTGTCGGTTTGCGACATATATAGTGTTTCCCACAATACGAATGCTATCTACAGTGTTGCTGCTTCCGTCGCCGGAACCGCCGTCAAGCGACGCGACACCGACAAGCGTTCCACCTGCCAGCGTATAGTGCCACTCCATTGCGGGGTATTCGTGCGGCCAGCTTGAAACGTTCATGGTGATCGTCTTTAAGGGCTTAGCAACTACGCTGCCGCCGCCACTGTGCTTTCCGGGTGGCACCGTGATAGACCCGCCCGGCGCAAGCGTTGCGCTCCAATCGCCGTTGTCGGCCATCTGGCCCCCTTGCTTGCTTTTGGCATCGGTGTTATAGAATGTTTTTCCCGCCAGAACATCAGCAGCGGTGGCGCTGCCGGACAGGGCAAGCGTGCCCCTCTTTTTGGTTTTGGGGTCGTTGGTGTAAAACTCTTTCCCGACAAGAACATCGCTTGTGTCGGCGTTGCCGGACAGAATCAGCGTACCGCCAATGCGCAAGCCCTCTTTGCTGGTCATGGTGTACCCGGCCATCAATTCATCCTTGCCAGCCGTGCCGAACTCTGTCATCTTGGCGCGGGCTTCGGGGGCGTTTTTAGCATCGTCAGCGTGGTAGTAGCCTTCGGGCAGATCACGGATTGCTATATAGTCGGTTCCGGCTTCCACGCTCCCGCCGTACTGGTTTTGACCACGGTCAGGCATGGTTCCTTTTTTCAGCGTTTTGTTGCCCGCATAGTACGGAACGCCCGCCAGCACTTGACCGGGCTTGGCGGTGGCCTGTGCCAGCTTTCCAAGGGATAACCCACCGCCGCCGCTAAAATTTAGCTGGGTTCCGTCGTAAGAAAACAACACCCAGCGGCCCGCAACGATTGCGTCGCCGTCCACGACATCCGCGCCGCAGTAGGCGGGAACGCTCTTGCCGTTTACCGTCCACGTGTCGCCGCTGGCCCACGCCGCAGGGACTTTGAAGCGGCCAAAACCGCCGTGTCCTGTCAGCGCGTAGACCTTGCCGCTTTTGGTACACTTGTAAATTTGTGCAGTTACATCCACACCGCTGCCGTTCGGGTCGTACTGCGCTTTTGTCATAACTGCCGTGCCCGCGTTCAACTGGTTCAGCTCCGAACTGACGGCGGAAATCATTTCATCGACTGCCGCCTGCATGACGGATGTACCAATGCCCGCAAACTTACAGTAGACATACCCGCACAGATCAGCGTCGGCGCGGCGGTCTGTAATCATGGATGCCGTGATGGCGGTAGCGCCTGCGGGAATCCGCACATGATACAGGCACAGATCGTATGCGTCGGCATCACGGGTGCAAGCGGGGGCCGTCGGATTGATGGCAGGCGTGCCGGGTACGACAACCGCGTGAATGTCGCGGGAATTGACATCCCGCCGCAGCATGACCGCGTCAATGCGCGCCAGCGTGCCGTCAGCATAGCCGAACGTGAGGTTCAAGGGGCTGTCGTTCTGGTAGTGGTATCCGTTTACCAGAGCGCGGCCCGCGCCCAGTGCGGCGGTCATAGCGCCTGCCGGGGCAAGCGTCAGATCATCGTTTTGGCACACGCCAGAGTGGAACAGCGCATCGGTGATCGCGGCAATGTGGGCTGTTTTGTACTTCCTGTCGCCGCCGGACGACGGGAAAAAGCCGCTCCATTCTCCCATTTAGATGTCCTCCAAATTCAAAGTTTCGGATTTTGTTTTGCCCGTCACCGGGTAGATCGTGACACTGCCTTTTTCATAGACTTCTTCAACCTCGGTAACACGTTCGTTCATGGTGATGCCAATACTGGAATCGCCTGTTGTAACGATGTCGCCCAAGTCCCAATCCTGCATATAGGCGAAGTTCTCAATGTTCACGGCAGTGCCCGTGAAAGATTTCGTTTTGATGTGGTCGAACAGGCCCCAACCACATTGTGTTTTCAGCTCGTTCAGATAGGCCGCTTCGGTTTTTTCATCGGGCGTGATGCTGGACGCATCCACAAAGCAGACGCGCTTGCGCCCGCCGTTGGAACGGTCAATACAGGCAACCTTGCCGTCACTGCCGCGTGCATAGGCCACGTTGCAGTAGTCGGATTCGTCAAAACTGTATTCCGGGTCGATGAAATTCTGAAATTCATCGGTGAAATACACAATGTTGTTGTCGGCCTGATTGGCACTGCGGTCTGTGCCCTCGTACACTTGGAAGGTGAACTGCTGGTTTTCGGAAAATAACAGGCGGAAGCCCAGTCCGTAGGCTTTGGCAACGGCTGTCATGGCTTTCAGCGTGTTCTTGAAGTCCAGCTGAATCGTGATTTTCTCGCCGCCGGGCAGGGACGTTTTGTCAACGACCAGTTCGGGCACGGATTCGCGGGCATCTTCGGCCAGTTGGCAAAGGATTTCGGCAGGCGTGCCCGTGAATGATTTCGTTCCGATGACATAGGCCATCGAAAAATATATTTCAAGCATCCGCGCATTGGCGGTGATCTCGCCGCCTTTGGTTTTGATGCCCATAATGCGGGCGGATTCGGTGCGACCTACCCTGCGCAGGATAACGCCCGCTTGGATAGCGGCAAGGTTTTCTTTGGTAGCGGGCAGATGCAGTTCCACTTCTCCGGCAGTCCAATACTGCCGCCGCCAGCGCAGGGATGTGTAGAAGTCAATGGTTCCGATAAATTCGCCGTTTTCGCGGTAGGCATACAGTTCCATAGGCTACACCCCCCAGAATACCGGTGTGCTGGACATAACAACATCCAAATTGTCAACGCCGCTTTCAGCATCATAACGGAACACATTGCTGCCGGGTTCGACCTGCAACCATGTTGAACCGAATACCCACATGTTATTTGCGCCTTTTTCCACGCCGTCCGATTTTAGCATGATTCGTTTGTTTTTGAATCCTGTCGTGACGGTCAGGACATCGCCCGCGTGCATCTGACAGCGGATTTTGAATCCCTTTTGACTGCGCACTTCAAACAAGCTGGGGTTCGTCACGGTTCCTGTTGCAATGAATTGCACTGTCAAACCGCGCGCAACATTACTTGCATTCTCAACGGCAACAGCCAAGTTGGCACGCTTTGTTGTCATTTCAAATTCTTCGGCAGGCAGTTCAAGCACATCATCGGGAAATTCAATCAGGCCATCCCACACCGCCATTTCAACGCGGTCATCCGTCACAGCCTTGAATTTCGGGTCGGGGCACACCAAACTGATTGTAACTTTGCGCTGCTGGCCTGTTGGGTCAACATGGACAAATTCGGGCTTGTAGTCAATTTTGCGCGTGATGCCCTCATCTGTCACATACAGTGTGCCGGTCTCACCGCGCGGGAAATAGCTGTATAACTTTTCCCGCATAGCTTGAATGTTATCCTTGACCCAGCAGTAAATTACAATGTTGCGCTTCGCGGCTGTGCTGGACTTGTAGTGTTCGCCGTCCTGATCGTTGCCTTTTTCTGTATCAACGTCAAAATCAGAGCTTGTCAGACCGTCCACGTCGTCCAGCCAGAGCGGCCAGCGGTAGCCGATTGTGATTTTCTCGCCGCTGCCGTTATCACAGACAAGCAGGAAGTTTCGCACTGTATCACCCCTTTATTTTGGAAATCAAATCGCGGGTTGCAATGCGGGTCGCCCGCGCCGTCTCTGCGGGGGATACCGGGTCGGGGCTTGTCACATTGATGGTCTGGTTGTAGTTGATGGTTTTCGTGGTGGGAACCGGGGCCGCACCTGCGCCTGCAAGCTGCGGGCCGTTTACCATGATTGCCATTCCTGCGGTGATGCCGTCAAGGGTCTTTTGCAAGTACGGCATGGCACTGCGCATTGCATCAGCGTAACCGTGGATGAAGTCCACAGGCCACTTTTCGTAATCGCGCAGCGGCCCTTCATCGGGACGGGAAAAATGCAGCAGACTGCGGATGTCATCGGCAAGGCCGCGCACATTGTCCACAACAGCGCTTGCCGCATTGGCAATGCCTTTTGCAAATCCGTTGATGAAATCCTTGCCCCATCCAAGCGCCTTTTCGGGCAGTTCCTTGATGAAGTCCACAGCCTTGCTGATGCAGCCTGTAGCAGCACTGTAGACTGTGCCGGCCATGCCCTTAATTGCATCGGCCATGCGCTGGAACATCGTTCGGCCCAGCGTTGCCAGCGTGGACGGCAGAGCGCGGAAGAAATCAAGAATGCCGTTCCAGATGTTCTGTACGGTGGTGCTGATTGTCTGGCACAGGCTGGAAATCGTGGCAAGGAATCCATTCCACGCGGTGGTGACAGCGTTGCCGATGGCGGTCATGGTGGACGACAAGAACGTCTTGATTGCGTTCCAAATCGCCTGTACGGCGGTGCTGATCGCATTGCACACGGTGCTGATAATCGTCAGCAGGCCGTTCCATTCTGCCTGTAAAAAGCTGACAATGGCCGACATGACACCGCTGATAAATGTCTGAATGCCGTTCCAGATGCCGGAAATCGCTTCCGACAGTGCGGACAGGATGTTGGAAATATCACTTTTCAGCGCGTCAAAATCGCCAGTGACTAAATCGCAGATGATAAGGACAACGCCCAGCACAGCGGTCTTGATGGCGTCCCAGATGCTTGTAAAAATCTGCTGGATGCCCTCAAAAGTCGTTGTCACACCGTCGCTGACGATGTCCCACGCATTTTGAAGCGTTGTTGTAATGACGGTGACGACGGTTTCGACAATGGCTTTGATGCCGTCCCAAGCCGTGGTAAAGATTGTCTGTATTGTTGCCAAGGCAGTCTGCACGGCGGTGGTGATTCCCGTCCATGCGGCCTGCAATGTGCTGGCGATGGCAGACACGACGGTGGAAACAACAGTCTGAATCGCATTCCATGCAGTAGAAAACGCCGTTTGCAAAACAGTAAACAAATTCTGCACGGTGGTGATCGCGGTAGAAACAGCGGATTTTATAGCTTCCCACAGCCCAATCCAGAAATTGCGGAACGCTTCGGATTTGTTCCAGAGGGTGACAAACCCGGCAACCAGTGCCACAATGCCCGCCACGGCCAGCACAAACGGGTTTGTGGTCAGCAGACTGAACAGGCCGGAAACAGCGCCCTTGACTTTCGCAACGGTAGAAACGATTTTCGGGGCCGCTTTCAGTATCCCGCCGATGCTGGATGTCAGATTGCCGATAAATATCAGCACAGGCCCCAGCGCGGCAATCAGGCCACCCACGGTCAGGATGATTTGTTGTGTGGATTCATCCATACCGCTGAATTTGTCCACGACACCCGTCACGCCTTTGATGATTTGCGTGATGCTTGGCAGCAGCTTGTCCATCAAGTCGATCAGGGCGTTCTTGGCTTCGTTCAGCGCCTTGGCAAATTTCTGGTTGGTGGTGTCGGTGATTTTCTGGAACGCTTCATCCGTCGCATTGCTGCAATCCTGCATCTGGGTCAGAATTTCGTTGTAGTCTGCACCGTCGTTACGGGCAAGAACCATTGCGGCAGAACCGGCTTCGACACTGCCGAACATGTCTTTCAGGGTCTTGCCGTCTGCTTCGGCGGCATCGGACAGCATGTTCAGGATGTCGGATGTGGAATCGCCCTCGGCTTTCAGATCGGCAAAGCCCTTACCCGTCAGTTCGCGCAGGGTTGTGTCGGTGATGCTGCCGGACTTTGTAAGTTCGTTCAGCATGGATTTTAAGTAAGTGCCGGATTCTGCGGTGGCAATGCCGTTCTTGGTAAGCAGGGCGTAGGCAGTCGAAAGTTCGGTCATGTCGTAGTTGGCCGCAGCGGCCACGGGAATGACCTTGCCCATGCTGGACGCAAGTTCGTCAACGGTGGTTTTACCTGCGTTCTGCGTGGTAATCAACATATCGCTGATTTTGGTTGCATCCTCGGCGCTCAACTGATAGCCATTGATGGCCGTCGTCATAACATCAACGGCCTTTGCGGTATCGGTAAAGCCGCCTTTCGCCAGCTTGACAGCCGACGTGGTGAAATCAACTGCATCGGCAGCGTCCACACTGGCGGAAATGGCGCTGTACACGGCTTCGGAAAAATCGTTGACGGAAACGCCCGTTTCGTCGCTGGCGGCCATGATGTCCGCCTTGTACGCTTCAAAATCGGTTGTTGATGCGTCCAACAGGGTGCTGACCTTGGCGAAAGCATCTTCAAAGTCTGCGGCCAGCTTCAGGCCGACACCGCCAACACCTGCCACGGCGGCAGAGACAGGGGCAACGGCCTTGCCGACGGCAGATATACCGTCGCCCACTTTCTGCATCTTATCGCCCACAGCGGCCAGCTTTTGGGCCGCAGTGTTCGATTTGTTATAAGCGTCGGTCAAGTTGTCTATGCGCAGTTTGGTTTCTTCGATTTCAGCGCACAACTTGCGGTATTCCGCTTGTTCTGACTCCGTGCCGTTCTGCATCGTTTTACTACACTGTTCTTTCGCTTGGGTAAGTGCTGCAAGTTTGTCTTTGCTTGCGGCAATTTCCTTTGTCAAAAGTTCCTGCTTTTGGGTAAGTAGAACGGTATTGCTGGGGTCAAGTTTCAGCAGGCGATTCAGCTTGCCAATTTCGGTAGCCGAACTGTTTACCTTTCTGTTCAGTTCATCCAGCGCTGTGTTGAAATTTTTGGTATCGCCGCCAATTTCGACGGTGATGCCCTTAATGTTATAGGTGGGCAAACGTCGCCGCCTCCTTTCCGTGCGGCTCCATTCAGCCCTTAGTGCAGACCATTTACTGCACCGTTAATATTGCCCCTGCAAATAATGTGTGCTATCCTTGTAAGCAAAGGGGGGGCATTTGCCATGACAAAACAGCAGTATAAAATTTTCACCGCCGTTCGGAAGTACAAGAAACTGGGTAAGGTCTTGGAAGTAACAAAAGTGGGCGACTACATCAAACTGCAAGAAACCGTTGGTGCAGATATGCTTGACTTTTCCGATGTCAAATACGATGATGACACAGATGTGACGCTGTCTACGAAAGCAACAGATGAATACGAAAGTCGAAAAAAGGACAATATCGACAAAGCAGTTACAAATCTTATTGCTGGTTATGGCGCTATAGTAGCAACTATTTCGCTGCTAATGTCACTATCAAGATTGTGTTGATAACTGCGGTATACACAGAAAGCCAAAAGCCGGGAATGTCGGACAGTCTCCGAAGAAGCTGCACGGCGCTCTTGAAGCGTTTCATAATCTTCACCTCACCCAAAGAATTTGTCGATGTCTGCCTGCGTCGCTTTCAGCGGCCACTTGTAGTCATCGTTTTCCCGTTCAATCGCCATGTCGTTTACCATGCCGACGGTCAGCAGATCAAGATCGCGCAGGGCAATGCCCATCTGCACGCAGCGCAGCAAAAACAGCGGCGTTGTCATTTCGCGGGTAGTTACCCTTGTTTTTTTTTCGGCTTTGCCGTCGTCAGCGTGTTCAGATTCCACAGCGTCAGAATTTCCGGCAGAACTTGATAGATGCTGAACACCTCGAAGGAATCCAGCCATTCTTCTACGCTGGACGGAACAGCGTCCTTGTCGGCGTGCTTCGCCATGATGTAGGCCACATTCTCAAACAGTCCAAGGTCGGTAGCTTCAAACTGTTCCTGTTCGGTGGTGGCCTTTTCGTAAGCGTCGGACAGCTTCGACAAGTCCTGCATGATGTCACGCCCGAACTTGATACGGTACAGGCGCGGCACGGCGGCGGTGGCACGCAGGCGGACTTCTTTGCCGTCGATGTTGATGGTTTTTTCCATGTGTATGATCTCCTGTATACAGGGTGTTCCGGTGGAACACTTTAGGTTGCATCAGTGGGCAGGGTAACGCTTGTGTACCAGCCGTTCAGCGTGGCGGGGGTGGCATCGTCTGCCGTGTGGGCCTTGATTGTGCCGTCAGCCATCGGGGACACGGTGATGGTGGAAGTCTGGGTGTCGGGGTCGGTGGTTTCGCTCTTGGTGTTGGCGTTGATACCGGGGCGCGTGGCGGAACAGTTGTACAAAACATACTTACGCCCGGTGGTGTCGCCGTCCACCTCAAACAGCAGGGCAAAGCTGGCGGGCTGGACGTTGGCATTCTCGACAATCAGGCCGTTTTTGCTTTTCGTCATGCCCCAGATGTCAAGCATCATCTGTTCGGGGAACATAGCGACTTCAAAATCGCCGGAATAGCCGTTGTTGCTCTGGCAGACGTAGTACACAATGCCGTCCGCGTAGAACTTCGTAACTTCGCCTTCGGCATCCAGAGACAGCGACACGCTGCCGGGGATGGCAACAGGGGTGTCGAAGGTGATCGTGCCATCTTCGCCAGTCACTTTGTGCTTGGCGTAGTGCGCGTTTTTGAGATTGAAAAGCACTTTATCTTTAGACATTTTTACACCTCAATTTCATAGATGACATAGAACATCTGTTCTTCGTCAATGTAGATTTCATCGGACTTGCTGTAAAAGATGCCCGCCGCCGTCAGCGATTTTTCAAGCGCCGCTTCGGTATCGGGGTCTTTTTCGGCTGTGTACAGTTCCAGAGCATAGCGGGTCTTTTTGGCGTATACGATGCCGTCTGCCGCAAAAGGATTATCGCGCTCAAAATAGAACACGCCGAACGGCAGATCATGGCCGTTTTTCCATGCGCGGTATGCAAACGGAATACCGCTGCTGTCCAGTACCGCTTTTAATTCAGCCTGCGTCAACCGCAATACCTCCGTTTTAATTTTTTGTTGCATATATCGTGCATTTCTGCTATGCTGGTAATAAATAAATGCGAAAGGGTGTTACTTATGGCAAAGTGTAAACGTTGCGGCAAATGGGGGATTTTCTTAAAGCTGAACAGCTTCGGTCAATGTGAAAAGTGTGAAAAGGAACTTGCAGAAGCGGCACGCCTAGAACGGGAACGCAAGAAGGCCGCCTTCTGGGAAGAGCTGAACAATCTGCCCCATGCAGAAATACGCCGTGACGGTGTGAAGCAAAAGGCGCAATCTGTGTCTTACCTCAAAGAAGCAATGACATACCCCCGTGTTACGGCCAAGAGCAACCCTGCAAAATTTGCAGACTTTGTTGTTTTGGATACCGAAACAACAGGGCTGTCATGCACAAAAGACGCGGTTTTGGAAGTGGCGGCAATCAAAGTAATGGGTTATAAATTTGTTGAGGTATTCCATACAATGATCACCCCCCCCCCGCAGAAACTTTCGATGGATTCTGCGCGTGAAGCAATGTCCGTCAATGGTATAACGCCCGAAATGTTAGAGGGTGCGCCGATGCTGTATCAGATCATCCCGTCACTGCAAGAGTTCATCGGGGATATGCCGCTGTTGGGGCACAATCTGGAATTTGATTTAAAATTCCTATGCCGCGCTGGTCTGGATGTTACGCCGGAAACACGCCGCTTCTACGACACCTATGAACTTGCGGGGCATCTGCTGAAAAAGCCAAAGT